GTCCAGCGTCAACCCGGTTCCAGTCATCAGTGCTGAACCGCGCTGGATTGACTTGATGCCGCTGCCTGTGAATTGAGTCAATACGCTCATACGAGCCTCCAAGAAGCGTTAACAAACCGCAGTTGCACGGTGCTGTTGGGCGCGGCATCCAGCGTCATGTCCTCAGCCAGCCCCATGATGGTTTGACCGTTTCGCGCAATGACGTTGGTAACGAGGTTGTTTGCCCACGTCACCCAGACGGTGGCACCCGAGGCAGGGCTGGCGGGCAGGGTCACGGTGGTGGCTGCGACGTTGGTCAGCACGTAGTGCGTGTTGGCGAGTGCGGCCTGCGTGGTCGTGGAAACGACCAAGACAAGCGGGTCGTTGATCTCGGCCAGTTGGGCCGCCGCCGCCGCCGCCGCCGCCGCCGCCGCCGCAGTGAACCGCAACTCCACCGGATCATTGTTGTTGAATGCCCATGCTGTCGTACCTTCCTGGGCGCGAACCACTGTCAATACGTCACCAGTGCGCGCGGTGCAGCGAACAATCTCGTGGTTGACCTCCTCCGCGCCGACCTTCTGGTACATCGTCACCAAGAAAAAGTCGCCCCCGGTGGGTGCGGGAAACCGCGCGCCATGCCCGGTCGCGAGTGTGATGGAGGTGGCGCCAACGGTGAGCGCCCCGTTCAGCTCTGAGCTGGCATTGTTGGTAAACAGCTGCATGTCAAACGTCCTTTACCGTCACCGCAAATTCGTCCTGGAGCACCCGGTAATCGTCGGTTGTGGCGGTAACCGTCACCTTGTACCGAACGCCGGAAACCCCGCCCTCCAGAAACACCTTCACCCGAGTACCCTGCACCAGCTGCGCGGCCAGGACCAAGCCCGCCGGCTCAACCAGCACCGTGGCGCTGGCGATGGCGTCCGCGCCCACCAGATCGTCCGAATACTCGATCGAGTACGACTCCTTTTCTGCGGGTTGCTTGTTGAATCGACCCAAAAAGCTCATGCTGATCTCCGCATCGTTCTGTCCACAAAAGGCCGTTGCAAGGTTCTGTCCACGCCCAAGCGGCGCAGGGTTCTGCTGTCGGGGTCCGGCGCTTCCAGGTTGGTGCGCCCGGTGGCCGTCGCGCCCGAAGTCGCGGCGATGTCTGCGAACCCGAGCCGCAGAATGGCCCACTGCGCCGTCATGCCGCTCTCCGCCGCGGTCTGCGCTTCACCCAGCTTGATGATGGCCCCAGCTGCCGCCGCATCACTGCCCGCAAGCAGCTGCGCCTCGGCGCGCTCAGCCAGTCGGCCGTCGGCGCTCATACCGGACTCAGACCCGCCTTGCGCCTCGGCGCGCTCGGCCAGTCGGCCGTCCCCAATCAGGGCGCTCTCCGCTGGCACTGTGATGGGGGCGGCGAACGTCGTGCGCGTCGGCGTCGCGGTGAAGCCCGCAAGCAGCTCCGCCCCGCTGGCGCCATGCTGCGTCCGAACGGGGGTTGCCACCAAACTGCTGGCCGTCTGCGCTTGTGCCGAATCACTGGCGGGCGCTGCGCTGACCTCGGCGGACGAGGTCAGCAGTGCGCGACCCCCGTGTATGTGAATGCCATCGGACACGCAGCGGGAGTCCACCTCAAACGCCGCAAAACCCCGCGCGGTCTTCAAACCGTCCGCCGTGAACGTGGTGCTGGTACCGATCAGGGCATACCCGTCGTTCATCCATCCTGCGAAGCCAACAGGTCGGGTTCGGGCGTCCGCCGTGGCGCTGGAATTGGCTTCGATGTGACTGGCGAACCCCACCACCACCAGGGGATCGAGAGCCACCGACCACACTGCCGCCAGAGTCCCGGCTCCGTTCTGAACGCGGGTGGCGGACGCGCCCAGCTGCGCTTGACTGTGCCCCCACGCAGTTGTCGGTGTCGCCAGCAGCTGCCCCGATACGGGAATGTCCGCCGAGACCAGTTGGAGCAGCGCCGGATATGCCGTCGCGTTCAGCTCAACAATGATCCCAGCCGATCCAAACGCGACGCGGGTTCCTTGTGCCGCCAGCGCCCCCTGCGCTTGCAGGCTCGCCACACCAAGCAGCGCCGTGCGCCCGTTCGCCTGAACCGTGGCGCTGGCGGCTGCGTTCGAGGATGGGAGAACAACTCGGGTGGCGGTCGATGCCAATGCACTGGCCGCGACAACCAGGGCCGCGCCCGCGACGATGCCAGAGACACCGCCGTTGAGCGTGGACCGATTCAGCCCGAAGAAGTTCACCGGCTAGCCTCAGCTCAAGGAAGCCACGATGGTGCCTGGCGCGAACGACAGCACGTCACCCACTTGCAGCGTTTTGCTGGAGGTCATGGGGGCGCTGAACAGCATGTTGCCCGCCGTGGCCGCGTCATAGATGCCGACGTGCGTCACCGTCACCGCAGCCCCCGTCACAGCGGGGAACGTGATGGATGCCACGTTGCTGGACTGCTGCTGTTCCCCCGATGGCGCTGGCGCCGTCCAGGTGCCAGTCAGCTGGCGCGCATACCAGGTGCCCGTGGCCAGCTCGTTGAGGTTGCCCGCATCGGTGGGGTCCGCCGAAAAAAGCGCCAGCCGCAGGGAAGCGACGGTAGGCGCGGTGAAGTTGGTGCCCCGCAAAAGGGCGTTGATGACGGCGGATTCCGCGTAGTCTGAAAAACCTGGCATGACGATCTCCTGTGAAACGAATGGCCTGCTGGCCTGAAAAAAGCGTGTGGTGCGCGAAGCGCGCGTCTCCAATTACCCTGGCGTGTAGGTCACGGCGCGCTCCTTTAAGACTTGGGTGCCACCGTGGCGGTGGTTTGCAGTTGGGTGCCCAGCAGCTGCTCGGCGCGCTGCAAGTACGCAGCAGACAGCCCCGCGTTGCCACCAAACTCCGCGTCCTTGGCGTAGGCGTAATGCAGTACCATGGAATAGAGCGCAGTGCGCCACTGGTCGCCCAGGCTCACGTTGCCCGCCAGCGAAACGTAGGTGGGGTACGCGCTGTACTCCATGTCCACCTGAGCGCCCTGCGCGGGTGGGTACACCTCAAAGGTGCGGGGGTTGCGCAAATCGTGTGTGAAGTGGCCGATCTGGGCCGTTGGGCGCATCTGGCGCCAGCCTCGGTTGACCGCATCGAGCTGCACCACATCCACCTTGGTGATGGCGGGGCCGTTCGTGTTGCACGGGATGTCGATCAGCGACGCGGCCTCGGCCGGCAGCACCTGGCGCGCACCCGTCACCAAAAACACCGGTTGCACCGTCGCCGTCACATCGGGGCGGACCGTGTGTATGTCCATCTGCGCGCGGTTCAGGTAGCCCAGCAGCTCCAGCGCGGGCCAGCGCACGCCCGTGGGGTCTTGCAGCGCCGTCTGTGCGTCGTCGATGATGGCTTGAGCGGTGGTGGGCATGGTTCACCTCAAGCGAAAGGGCGCGGGGTCACCCGCATCGAACCGCGCACGGAGCCCACGTTGCCCTCGGTGCGAGCGCGCCGGGCCAGTTGGGCGGCCATCATCTGCATGCGCATGGCTTCGCCGGGGTTGGTGAACGCTTGGGATGTCACCGCCATCAAGCGCGAGAGCGCGCCGGCGATCACCGCATCCGACCACAGATCGAGCAAGTCGTCTTCCATCCGCGTGGCGGTGCGTGTCGGACGCAGCGCGGCAACCACCTTGATGGGGTACGCCTTGTCGGGTGTCGGATACAGGCGCAGGCGCAGCTCGGAGTTGTTGCGCGTGACGTAGTACGCCGTGGGGCTGGCGCGGGCGTCGTCTACTGGCGGCGTGCCCTGGGCGGTCCAGGCGGGGATCGGCGTGTCCTCCACAAACACGGTGAGAACTCGGCTCACCTGCTGCTGGGTCGGCACGTCTAACTCGTAAGCGTCCTGGCCCACCACCGTCGAAAAGGTGTCGAGCTGGTTGCGAATCACCAGGCTGTCCTCGCAGAACACGATGGCGGCGTCCACCAGCGCCTGAGCCGCAGTCGGCTCGGGGCAGCCCGGCAGATACGGCATCACGCGGCTGAAAAAGTCCGACACTGGTTTCATGAGCGCCCAAAAGAAAACCCCGGCGCGGGGCCGGGGCTAGTATAGCGCTTACACGCTAACTCATCAAGACACGATGCAGACCGCGAGGGCCTCGGGCTTGACCACCTTGAAGCCGTAGACGTTCAAGCTTCGGATGTAATCACCGAAGTCGTTCGGGTTGCGGATGGTCTCCATCTTGGTGATCTGCGAGGCGAAGGTGATCGCGCTCTTGTGGCCCGCCACGAGCACCCGACGGCGGGCCGCGTTGGCGGACGCTGCGATGGTCGCCTCGTCGCCCGCACCGCTGGTCCACACCGTCGCGTTGGCGGCGGCGAAGGGCAGCTGGTTGGTCACGTAGGTGGTGAAGCGGTCGATGGTTCCGATCTTGCCGTTGCGGACCATGGAGGACGAATCCCCCATGAACTGGGCTTGGGCCAAGTTGGTGTTCATCAACAGCGTGCGGGTGGCTGGGTCCAGCAGCAAGAAGCGGTCGGACTCAGGGATGTTCTGCTCGTCCAGCACCGAGGACATTTGCAGAATCTTGGTCAGCACGTTGCTCGCGTCGCCCGCGGTGGCGTTGATCGCGATGGGTGCTGCGGCGGTGCCCAGGTTGAACGAATGCGAGCGCACACCAGCGGCGGTGCCCTGGTTGGCGGCTGCGGCACCGAAGATCGTGTTGTACAGCACGTTGCTGTCGATGACGATCTTCATCTGCTCGCCGGCGTCCTGGCTGAACATGTCGAGCATGTTCGGCTTGGCCTGGTACTCCAGCACGTCATTGATCTGGAAAGCGAACGCTTTGGCGCGGTCGATCACCAGCTCTTGCACGTCGGCCTGGGGCACCTGGTAGCTCAGACCCGAGCCACCCACCTGGTAGTCCACCACCGTGATGGTGGGGGCCGTGTGGATGATCACCTTGTCGCCCATGCCGGAGACTTCGCCTTCCCAGTTGGTGTTCGAGATTTCACCGAACACCGTGGAGGTGTAGAACTTGGCGTTGAGCTTGGCCGACCAGACGGCCGGGATGAAGTTGCCCGACGCAGGGACGGGGGTGTTGAACGGCGCGCCGACCGGAAAGGTGGCGGCGGAGTTGCGAATAACTGCCATGATTTAGCTCCTTGATCTGTCTAACGTGTTAGCTGATGCGGTGGAAATCCGCGCCGTTGTTGGAACCCAGCGCCATGAACACCGCTTGGCCCTGCGCTGCCATGAGCACCGAGGCGTTGCGGGTACCAGCGCTGTTGACCGCGCTGATCGTTCCGCCCACGGGTGGGAAGATCGCCAGGGTGTTGGTCGCCACGGTGGAGGTCACCACCACCATCGAGCCGCCAGCCAGGGGGGGCAGGGCAGCCATGCTGTTGGCCGCCATGACGGTGATCAGGTTCAGACCGCCCGGGAGCGTCTGGTTGGCAATGGCCGCAGCTTGGGTGTTGGTGGTGTTCGTGATGGTCAGACCGACTTCACGACCGCCGACAAACTGGGCGGGATTCGAGACGTTTGGCATATCAAAGCTCCTAGATTCACACCACCGGGGTACCCCGCGTCAGCGGATACGACCCTCTTGCAGTGCCTGGTTGAGTAGTTGCTCCAGCTGAGCGGCCTCCGCTTCACGTCCCCGGTACTCCCCGCGGCGCACGGCGTCGTAAAACGCTTGCACTTCGCGGCTGGAGTACACCTTGGCAGCGGTGGCTGCGGTGGGTGTGCTGGCGGCGGCCCCGGTGCCGGGGCTGATCTGTTTTTCCAAAGACCGAGACTTGGGCGCGGCGGGCAGCGTGGCTTTGAACGCGTTGAACACGCTGACCACGCGGCGAACATCCTGGGCCTGCTGCGCGGAATTCAGCGCGGCCTGGCGGGGTTGCCCGTAAACCGGGTCTTCCTCGCTGAGCCACGCCAGAAACCGGTCGTCGGTGTTGATCTGCTCCCAGTCCGGCACCGCCGCGCTGAGCTTGCTGAAAAACACTTCCTCCGCAGTCACGGCCACAGACTGTGCGGCGCCTTTGACAGACTGCTCCAGCTGAGCCAGTCGTTTGTCGTAATCCGCCACCACAGAATCCACCTTCGCAGCCATCGAGCCGAGAATGTCTCGGGTTTGGCGCTGAACCATGTCGACCAAATCCTGGCCGAAGTTCTCGATGTCTTTGGGGTCCGCCGCAGACTGCGTCGCGGGCGCCGGTTTGGTCGCTGCCTGGTTGAGTCGCTCAATGGCGCCTTTCAGGCTGGCTTGCAGCTCCTCGTTCTGGCGCTGCAACTCGGGGACTTTCTGATTGAAAAGACCCTGCAAGGACTTGTATCGCTGCTCCCACACATCGTGTGCGGGTCGCGGCTCCGGGGCCGGCGCAGGTGCCTGCGCGGCGACCTGGTCACCCCCGCTCGCGTCGGCTTCGGAGTTCGCTGGCTCGGGGGTGGTCCCCTCCGCCATTTCGGTTTCGGGGGCACCTGCTGGGGCGTTGGCCTGGTTCAGCAGAGCATCAGCGGCCTCAACTTGGCGCTGGACGGACGGTGGCAACTTGGCCATAAATACACTCCTGGGCGGTTCTTCCGCTTATCAGGTTGAACAAAGACTAACACGCTAACGCGTGATTGTCAACAAAACTGTCGCAGGGCGACAATTACTACCGATTCGCGGCAGATTCGGCTGCGGTCAACTTGTCCTGCATCAGGCGCAAAAACGCCGCTGCACCCTGAGCTTTC